CGCCAATAATAGCGGGGCTTGCCTGTTATTTATTGATTTTTAGCAATTCAGCCAATACCACCAACGGGAAAAGCAAGATACAAATAAGCGTCATTTATTCGCCCTCCTATATTATGCAAAAGTAAAGCGGCGGCTTTCCGTTGTTCGGGTATATTTCGCGGCTATTTCGGGCGCGTCCTTTTTTAGTGCCGTGGTATCAATTCGGGAGCTTGTGACGGCTTTATAACTTGCTTTATGTTCCGTTCCCGTCAAGCTGTCAACGCCTGTTTCCCTCATGTACTGTTTTAGCGCGTCTTTCAATGCGTCAATGTTCGCGGCGATTTCCTCACCCATGCGGATATATTCCGCTAATTCTTTCATAGTGCTATCAATGTTCATTATAAAACCTCCTGTATTTTCAACACATGATATTTACCCAATACCGAATAAATAGCGGATTTGTTCGGCGCGTATAGCTCCATAATTCCATAATAGCGGACTTTCACCCAATACACCCGGCAAAACTCACGCAAGGAAAACGCCCACCCGCCAATTTTAACAACGGGGTTTTGCAATGTTTCCACTGTCGCGGATTGCCTGTAATATTCCTTTATGGCGTTTTTATCCCCGTTTTCATATGCCGCAATAGCGACAGCGACACGGGATTTTAACGCGCTTTCAATCGGCGCGGGTTCCCAATTCACGAATTGCCAATATTTCATAATTAAACCCCCATTCTAATACATTCATCAAGCGGGATTTTGTACCCGTGTACCCTAAAAAATGCGCCGTCTTTCCCGTTTGCGGGGTAGTAGATTTTACAACGGTGGAAACGCCGCGCGGCTTTCCCGCCATACCAACAACCCGAAACGCAATAAACAAAATCATTTATACCGTATTCAATACCCTTTATTTCAAGCCCATTCAAGCCGCTATAATATGCAACGCTTTCCCGGCTTTCGCAATACTCCCGTTTATTCATGGCGTGTTACCTCCTCAATAAATGCCCGTTGTAATTCCCGCAATGCGTCCCGCTTTTCCTCATAGCCGGAAATATAGCGGATTTTTTCGGCTTGCATTTCGTACCGTTCCCGCAATTCATAGGACGGGCGAATATTTCCGAATGGGGCATAACCTGTTACAATAGCAACCCCGCCGCCCATATCGTAAATATCAGCCGCCCACCCCTCACGGCGCGCCGTGTATGCAACCGGGCTTTCATAATTCAATAGGTTTTGTAAACCGCAATAGGGAACACAAATAATTTCGTTGTAATTCGCCCGGATTTCCTTTTGTGTTGTCTTGAATTTCATTTTTCTTTACCTCCTCAATAATTCGCGGCGCGTCTTGTGTACATTGCTTTCAAACTTTCGGCGGGGGTCATATCCGCGCCGCCGCGGGGCTTTTCCTCCACCGGGAGCGCGTCCCACCACTTTTTACCGCCGCCCGGAATACCGAACATTTCAATAAATGCGTTGATATGGCGCATTGTCGTTGCGCTGTACCCCTCCCACATTCGGATAAATTCGCCGCTTTTATCAATCTTGCAAACGGTAGTATCATAAGACTGTAAAAGCGTTTCCCCGTCCGTTTCAATAACTTTCGCTTTCCCATAAAAGGATTTTGCACGGTCATAGCCTGTCGGGGTCAATTCGTAAATTCGCATTTTGTAAACCTCCTATAATCTGTTTTGTGTTGTTTATCGTCCTGTTGTGATTATAGTATAATTCGCCTTTTCCGAATTGTCAACCCTTTTTTCAATATTTTTTATCTTTTTCGGATTATTTTTTACTTTCCTTTTGCTATATAATGTATAGCCGCCGAAATGGGGCATTTTGCTTTATCACAGTAAAGTGCTAATACGAGCGGGGTGAAATCCCCAAAAATCCGTGAAAAATCCGCACAAAAAGACCGCCCAACGGTGTCGGAACATGAGCCGATTTCCCGTCCGGGCGGTCTGATTGATAGTCGATAGTCGAAAGTCGTTTGAGAGTCGAGAGTCGTTAGTCGCTCTGAGAGTCGCTGTCAGAGTCGATGAGGTAACGCTGCCGAATGTCCTCTGCGTCATAGTCGGAGTCGTTCTGTTGATTGGGGGTCAGCACATACTCAGTCTTGTCTTGGTAGCCGTAGTTGTTCTTGCCAAGGAAGATACCGCTGACGGGGTTAATTTTGCCGCTGTTCATGTAGGTTTCCCACATATTTTCCAACATTTTATACGCCTTTTTAATGGAGTCGGCTACCTCTCGCGGCAATGCTGTTTTATATCCTGCACTTCCAGTCGGTCTATCATGCGCGATTGCTGTCAATGTCTGTCTGCTCATTCCGTTCAGCGCGATAGCCATTCCTGCAACGGTCGGTTTCAAGTCAGCTTTCTCATACAACGCAAAATATTCACCCAATCTCTGAGTGACTGCGTTCACATCTTCCATATCAATATCCTGCATATTGAACAGTGCTATATTGATACTCATAATCTTCGTATTATCTCCCGCTTCGAGCATAAGCCCGTTATCACCAATGACAGGCGAGTTTCCACCACGGGGCTTTTTCTTAATCACCTGTACATCTTTCTGCTCTTTTTTCACTGCCATTTTCCAATGCACCTCCGTAAAGTCGTATAGTCGCACGAGAGTCCTCTTTCTGAGCCGGAGAGTCCTCTTTTCTTCTTATTCTTCTTGGGTAAAAGTAGTCTAAGTAGTTAAAAATCGGTTTTTGCGTGTAACTTCTTATAGTAGGGATTTTCCTATATAGAGGAAGTTACACGCAAAACCTTAAAAACAACTACTTTGACTACTTGAAAAACCTCAATTCAATCCGAACAAGACTATTTCTCAATCCGATTAAGACAACCGCCCAAAAATATCGGTGTCTAATTCGGATAAGAAATTATCTCTTTTGTCTGCACCCCTCCGATTTCGGTCTGAAAATCCAAAAGTCGAAAAGATTATTTTTCAATCCGATTAGGATTATCTCCCTAATGTCGTTTAGGATTATTTTTCAATCCGATTCGGATAATCGAGCTTTTTCATTTTCGAGCAGGAAAGCCACCAACATTTGAGACTTCATTTTCCAACTCGCAAGCCACGACATGAGCGTTCCGTCCAGTATGTGAGAAGTGATTTCCACGGGATTTATGTCCTCAAGCATACCCGAAAGCTCAGTCAGTATTTTCATTTCCATCGGTCTCACCACCTTTCACGAAATGGAGAACAATGTCGTACCCGTCTTCGGTTTCCACCACATCATACGAGTGCGCTTCGTCCAGTACATATTCGCTCTCGATAGGGATTTCACGGTTGTACGGGTCGAGATTGTAGGAGCTGTTGCGGTACTCTATTCGTGGGTAAGTTGGGCTGATGTCCCGCCCTGCGGAACAGGCGGTAGTACCAAGTAAGACCACCAAGCAGAAAGCGAGAACACCGCATTTTCTCATTTCCATGCGTAACCCTCCTCACAGTCATAGTCGATAACTCGCTTGACCTCTACCGATTTGAGGACTACAATGCGATAGTCTTTCCCACACCTGCGATTGTTGTAGTCAGCTACGGCATATCTCAAATCGGGGTAGGTACGCATTTCATTGAAGCTCGTTCGCTGTCGAGGAGGATTGTAACGGTAGTCTGTGCCATAAAGAAACTTACCTGTCCTCTGATTCTGAATCGCAAACATTTTCGTGCTGTTCCTCCTCGTTTTTAATGAACACTTCCAGTTTTCTCATGCAATTAGGGCAGAGGTCAAAGCTCTTACGAAACCAATATTTGTTATCCAAATCACGGTCAATGAGAAACACGGCATTGGCTCTTTCCGTATTTTTGAACTCTTTTGAACCATCATAGTGTTCATAGAGTTTGTCACATCTGTCACATTTCTTAGCTCTCATGTGATACCTCCTTAACAGGCGTGAACACGGCGGGATTATCCAGTATCACCATGTGAAGCACATTCGCAAGCTCGTCCACCTTTTTCTCATCGTGTTCTGTATAACCAAGATGGTCGAGCATACCATGAATCATTTCGTGAAGAAAGTCGGCTTCCATTTTCGCCTGTGCGTTCGGACAGATACGGATAACCAAGTCGGTGTAGGAGATTTCGCCGGAGTAATTCACATTACCAAGGTCGAGCTTGTTCGTAATTTCCACACCGTAGACCTTTGCGCCAATTTTCAGCTTTTCGGGAATTGTCATTTTCTGTACCTCTTTTCTGCGGACTGAATCCGCTCATAGATGTCTTCAAGGGACTCTGTGACTACAATATAATCGTCCTCACCACCAGAGAAACAAACGGTGTTCTTGCCCTCTACACAGGTGACAGCGGTAACAAGGTTGAGATTTACAAGCACCTGCCCGATGGTGGGACTTGTGAGCCAAATAAACATAATCATTCCTCCTCAAAAACATCTAAGTCGATTATCATTTCTGTCTCGGTATCGGCAATAGCAACATACCCAACACCCTCACATACATCGACCACTTGGAGACAATCTAAATCATCTCCCGTAGCTTCGATAAAACTGTCGCGGTCAATTTCGACCAGTTTGAAATATCGTGCCATTACAAGACCTCCTCATCGTTCACCGCGCCCACAAGGGCGGCAAGCTCGTTCATAAACTCGTTCGCTCTGTCAAGGTCGATAAAAGACCCATACACAGTACAGACATTTCCTTTCTCAACACAGAGACAGGGCTTTTTCCTGTCGGGAAAACGGTATGCTCCGATTTTTACACTACCGTCCACTGTCAGCACTCTTGGCATTATTTGACCTCCTTTAGTGCGGCGGCAAGGCGTAGGCAAACGCCAACATGGTATGCAATGCACTCCTCGCCAATGCACGGGTAAAAACACTGTGAGGCAAAATCACCCTGTCCTCTTAAAATCGCCTTA